ACACGATCTGTGTACATACCTTCCCGGCAAACAGCCGGCGCTTGTGCCTCTTTGCCATCATCCACACCTCTTTCTCCCGGGCGGACAGAGCCGTCCGCCCCTACAGGTCTTCTGCCCGCTCAAAGCGTGGCCGGATATTCCGGCCATGCGTTCAACGATCATCCGAACATGTCGCGTCGCCGCGGGTACCATTTACTGCCGTCTGCAACAAGAACCCGAGCAACATCCACACTTTGTCTTTCACTTTGCCCATGCAGATAGCTTCGCCCATCGTCTCGTCGTAGTTCTCGGCGCTCACGCAGCTCGAACTTTCAACGATTTCAAAGCCATTTCTAAGAACAGCCCTTACGATGGTCGTTTTTACTCCGAGCGTTTTCACCTCATGGAATGCGATGAAATCATCAACCATCCTCTGGCTGATGCTCGGTTTCTCTGTTTTCAAGCATCCGTTCGCCAAAAGCGGCATGTACGCCTTTTCAAACACATCTGCTGGGCTAAAGCTCTCATACCCGTCCTCATACCGCACTCGGTATCCATTTTCTGTTTTCTCCGCCTCTACCATTTTTGTTCCGATGTACTTTTGCATTTTTGTTCTCCTTTCTGTGCCCATAGGCTTCGGGCCATCTGCCCGCTCAAAGCGTGGCCGGAGATTCCGGCCACAGTTTCAACGGTCAGTTCGTGTATCCGCACGCCTTGCATGTGCATACGTCTGTCTCAGCGTCCCATTCGCAATCTGATGCCCCGCATTTCGGGCAGTACCCCCACGCGCCTCGCGCTCCTTTGGGGTCTGGCCCCGGCCCATTCAGCTTTGCATACCACAGATCCCCCTTCTGGCCCGGGTCTTCCCAATGTGCGGTATGCTCACGATTATCCCCGCGTTCCTCTCTTGCCTTCTTGATCCGCATTTCCAGACGAGCAAGCTTTTGCTTTCTGGCGTACTGTACCTCTGCCGCTACACCGAACGCCCACATCATTTCATCCAGTACGATCTGCACGTCCGCGATCTCCTCGGCGATCTCGTCATAGTTGTCAATCAGTCCGTCCCCAAGCCCACCGCGGCCCGCAAACGTCACCCGCTGCGCCTTGCACAGCTCCTTTGTCAGCTCTGCCATTTCTTCTATTGCAACCGCAATCTGCAAATCATAGCCAAATGTCTCAATCGCAGACCAATAGATGTTTTTTGTGTCTGTCATTCCTGCGCCGCCTCCATTTCCTTGCGCTCCTGCATAAAACCGTGCAGGAACAGCTCCAGCAGAGCGGCGGCGCGGTTGGTCAGCTTTGTGAAGTCCTTTTTGCTGATCTGGAGCTTGCCGGTCGTGACGACCTCCGTGTCCACGCTGCCGATGATCTGGATCGTCGGATTCGGCTCCAGCGTCTTTGAGCCGTCGTCCTCCACCCGGTAGAGCGGCGGCGTAGAGCGCTCCATGATGATCCGCGGCGGGTAAGTCTCGCCGTGGAAACTCGCGTCCCAGAATTGATTGTCGTAGTCCGCGACAAACTCATCCAGTTCTGACGCGAACAGTCCCATGATTCCTGCCATTTTGATCTCCTTTCATACTTCCACGCACTCATCGGCGCGGATATTGATGCGTTTGCCGCCGGACTGGATCACATAGCCGTACCGCTTTGTGCTTGTTGGCGGGCTGTATCTTTCCGCCGGGTAGATCTGCCCGACGACCGGGCTCAGCTCCGGATAGATCTCGATTGGCCTTGTAATACGCTGTGCGGCAGGCGGAGCTCGCCGTTTTCGGCGCGCATGCGCTCTCCGCATTGTATGTGTCCTTCGGCCCGCACTGCTTTGATGTTTGCGTTCCTGCATTTCGGTGAGCAGCACGGCTTGTATGTTCTGTACTGCCGCAGATAGCTCGGCGTCCGGTAAAATTCCTTCCCGCACTGCGGGCAGGTCAGCTTAATTAATTCCTGTTTCATTGCGTTCATCCTTTCGTCTGGGGGCCGGTATTCCGGCCCCCGTAGGCAGGACGGGCCTTCACCGTCTGCGCACCGGCGCGCCGCGCTCGCTTGTCAGACGCTGCGCATTTCCGGGCGAGCCGCCCTTGACTGCCATCAGGCGGCTTATAAAAAAGGAGGCAAGCTATGCCGTCAGGCGATGCCGACCCGACGGTGGGGTAACGTTGACTGGTTCCGTTCGCGCGCACGTCCCACACGCGCTTTTTTTATCCCCGGCGCACGGGCTTGAGGGTTTTACCGTGCGCCGGGTGCAAAGCCGAGGAAAGTTCCCCCCGCAGCCGTCTCAAGGCAAAGCGGCTGCGGCATATGTCCAAAAAATAAGGTTCCCCGGCTGATTGCCTATTCCTTGGTGCTGATATCCTTGTGCAGCAGGCCGTCCTCGCTCTTTTTGAACGGCAGCGCCTTGCGCCGCGCCTGCTCCTCCGGATTCCAGCCGCACCGTTCGCAGAAATCCGGTGCGAGTTTTGCGTACTGGCAGGCGTTTCCGCCTTTCGGCAGGCCGCACCCTGCGTGCGGGCTGCTCTCGTTTTTTTCTTCCGGCATGTTTAAATCTCCTGTATGTCGATTCCAAATTTTGATCGCATGAATTTCCGGTTGCGCAGATACTCCTTTGTCCGCGTCGGCGTGGACTTCACATCCTCGACGACGAGCTTGCCGCCGAATTTGTACGAGAAGTCCGCCGTGTACCGCACCGCGCGAATGCGCTCGCCAGTCTCGGTGATGTAGCTCTCCTGCAAGGTGAACTGCGGTTGCAGGCGCAGATCGGAGATAATGCCAGCCCGGAGCATCACCATCAGCTCGTCATACCGCTGCGCCTCCTTCTGGCTGTCGAACCGGATCCCGGCCCGCTCGGCAGGCGCGTTGTGGTACTTGGCCGCGCTCTGCTGCGCCCGCGCCTCCGGGAGCACCTGCCGCGCGTAAGCCTCCCGCATCCTCGGCGGCATGTCCGCCATGCTTTCAAACCGCAGTCCGCTCATTCGGCAGCTCCATCCATCTTCGCCCCGCAGTTGGGGCAGTATTTGTAATTCAGCAAGCTCACGTCATCGTCCGTCTCAAAGCACCACTCTTCGCTGCAAAGGGAGCACTGAATTGTTGTGAGGCTATTCCAGTCATCATCTGCTCGCAGCCACTGTCCATGCACCACCTCCGCAACGTCGGCGGCGGGCTGACGCAGCAGGAGCGTTTTTACCCGCTGCGGTGTCCAGTTCGGATTTTCCGCGTTGCAGGATTCAAAGTCTTTCAGTGCCTCGGTTCTGCTGATAAATTCTTCAGTCGCAACGTTTTCCATCGTCAAACTCCCTCCAAGTGTGATACAGTGCCCATGCCAGCGGGTCACGGACGAACGGCATCTTTTTTGCTTCCGCGTATTTCTTATCAAGGATGCTCATGGCCTTCTTCCACGCGCGATCTCCAACGTGCAGTTCGGCGGGGAAGTATATCCTTTCCAGTCTGTCGATGTCCCCGACGTGCAAGCGAGCAGTCCCGCGCTCGTCAAAGAGCGCGTAGACGTCCTTGTCTTTGATGTAACCAATCATTTCAAAGTTCCCCCTCTGGCCCGCCGAACATCTCACGGTTCCGGCTCGTGCCGATAGCCATGAGGATCTTTCTTGCGCGTTTTCTGGTCATGCCTTGTCCTCCATCTCAAAGTAAAACGTGATCGGTTTCTCTTGCTCAATGACATTCCCATAAACGACCCCTACTTTGTAGATGTAGTTTTCTCGGAGCTTTCTGGGAATTTCCGCGATATAGCGCCGGAACGTTTCCAGAGAATTTGCCCGCTTGTAGTGGTTGCACATTCGGCATGACGGCATAAGGTTGGAAATATCGTCCGTCCCTGCGTCTTCGGCGTTCCATGCACGTTGCGGCTTGAAATGATCGACTTGCATATCCTTGATGTCGATAGCTCGTCCACAATAGGCACAGTGACCGTCATACTTCGCATAGACCGCTTCCCGTTTTTTCTTACTGAAACTCACTTTGCAGCCTCCATTTCCTGCAAAGCCTTCTCGGCTTCTACGCGGCTCAAAAATACGGTCTTGCCGAGGCAGGCATCGGTTCGGAACCCACCGTGCGAAATCGTGCTTTTCAGAAAAACAAACGTCCCTTTTCGGTTCACCTGGATTCGGTACACATGGCAGCCGGTGATCACCCCGTTATGGACCCAATACGCCATATCTCCCACCTTGCACGGCAGAATCAGGACGCGCCCGTCCTTGTCGGCTTTCATCAGCTCCACCATTCGTGAGATGGAGTAATCATAGCCGGAAAGCGTTTCCTCTATCTCTCGCGCCTCGGCGCACGCCTGCGGGGATAATCCCGCATCTTCGTAAGCCTTGAGCCTTTCCCAAACCAGCCTCTGCGTGCAGGTGCCGTCCTGCCGGCACGCCGAGTCTCGGCACTGCGCAATGTCGCAGAAGTTTCCTTCAAATGTCAGTCGCTCCAATTCTCCATCTCCTTCCCGACGTATTCACAATATGCTTTCTCAAGGCGCGCGCCTGCGCTGTCCTTCGCGTCTGGCAGGAAAACGACCAAGTCCGCTACGTCGATCATCGCCATACAAATGCGCATATAGTCCGCAGCCTCCATCCCCTCCGGCAGCTCCGCCGGATTCAGCACGATGTTCCCACACATCCGCAACCCCACTGCCGCCCTTTGAAATTTCGCCTGACACCCCTGATCGCCCGTGATTTTACCGGCGATGTAAATCTTCATGCTTTTCCATCCTTTCCCGGCAGCGGCACCATATGGCATTTATCTGCCGCAAATTCTGCGACATAGAGCAGCGCAGTGCAGGCAAGCAGGATGTCGGCCATGAGCTCTTGCGCATCTTGCTCTCCAAGCCCATCGAAATTTTTCTTCTGCAGGTACTCTGCGTACATAGCGCCAAGCTTTTGGATATTCTCCGCGGCTTCCTGGTACCGTTCTTTCGGCACCGTATACCCAAATCCTACCTTTTTGATTTTGCTCATGCCTTTTCTCCTCCCTCCGGCTCTTCCGGCAATCCGCGCCATTCCCAGTGGTCGCCTCCGCACCCGTAACAACGGCATTTTTCCTCACATCTATCGCACCAGTGCGCAACGTCTGTCCCGGGCTTGACGCATACCGCACAATTTTTGCACGTATCGCAATCTTTTCCATTTTTAGCAATCTCGAGCAGCGCGTCCCTCTCGGCTTCGGCCTTTTCCCGCTGAGCGTTCAGCTCTTTTACCATCTCCCGCAGGTACGTGACTCTTGCATTCAGCGAGCGCTTCGCCGGTTTCGAGGCCGAAACGTTGCGCAGCGCCCGGTTCTCGGCGGTAAAATGCTCAAGCTGAGTCGCAGCCTCGCGCAGGATCTGACAACCGCGGACGCTGCAATTGTGCTCGTACCCGCAGCCGAAGCAGGCAAGGGAGCCGGTCTCAACGCGAAGGCGCGCCAGCGCTTCCAGAAGATCATTTGTCGTCATCGCCGAACACCTCCACGATTGTTTTCCCGCAGAACTTCCACTCCGGGCAGGGGCAGCATAGGTCGCCTTTTTTGCACGATGCGCCCCAGGCGCACGTCCGGCAGATTTCCGGGACGTAGGTAAGCGCTGCGTCGCGCTCTTTTTCAAGTTTCTCGGCCTTGCGAATGCTAAACAGCGTCAGCGTCACGCGCAAAATGGCGTACACGCACACCGCGCGGAGGGCAAACTCGACGGCGATGACGATGGCGGAAACGGTATTGCTATTCATCCGCGCCGCCTCCTTTCCGGAGCTCAAAAAGGTTCGAGAAGCCGCAGCCGATTGCCCGGCAGAGCTTCTTCGCGGTCTTGATCTGGCACGGCTCGCCGCGGAAGACGCGCGAAACGGTCGGCTGGCTCAGACGGGCGGCAGCTGCGATCTGCGCCGCACTGGTGGCCCGCAGCACGTCATATGCTGCGCCGGGCTTTGCGATGATTTTACTCATGGTCTACCTCCTCACATTCTTCCTGCCGGACGATCGTCCGGTGCTTTTCGTCGAGCGTCACAATGTAAGTTGCGCGAATGCCGTCGCAGCACTGGCGCTTTTGTGCTTTGTAGATCTTCCCAGGCTTGAGCTGGAATTCCGGGAAGACCGGCAGCGGCTTCGGTACGCGGATGCGGACCGGGACGGCCTCCTTCTTGCGGTACTGCGCCGGGACGTAATTTTCATTTTTCGCCCGCAGGTAGCACTCCCGGCAGCAGTAGACCTGATTGCCCTTGTACGTTGCGAACAGATTGCCGCAGCCGGGACATTGCCGGAACAGCTGCCTGCTCATATAGAGCCCTCCTCTTCCGGCGGCAAAGGCAGCCAGCGCAGAACGTGCGGTCCGTTGTCCGTCAAAAGTCCGGCGTCATATACACAAAGCTCG